TGCCCCGCCAGCACCCGGAAGCAATTTTCAGATGGCACCAACGTCTGGATTTCCAACGAGCTTTGCACCGATGACGCAGGCAACGCCTGTCTCGCTTCCTGATCCATTTGTTTTATCTCCTACAGGAGCAGCAGTTGGCAGACGGCTCTGAGGTAACAGGTCTACAAGGAGTACCTGAAGAGGTATTAAAACAAATTTATGCCTTAGAGAATCAACAGGCTAAATTAATTATTCGTGAAAAAGCCAAGAATGAGTTCATGCCTTTTGTTCATCATGTATATGATGGGTTTATTGAAGGACGGCATCACAGGATTATTGCCGAGAAGCTAGAGAAGGTTGCAAGAGGCGAGTTGAAGCGTTTGATTGTAAACATGCCTCCTCGACATAGTAAATCAGAATTTGCATCGTACCTCATGCCTGCGTGGTTTTTGGGGCGCAATCCAAAGTTAAAGATAATACAGGCAACACACAACACCGAACTTGCGGTACGGTTTGGACGTAAGGTTCGTGATTTAATCAACACGCCAGATTACAGTGCGATATTTCCAAAGACAGGGTTGAAAGCAGACGATAAAGCTGCGGGTAGATGGGGAACATCGGCTGGGGGCGAATACTTTGCAGCAGGCGTAGGTGCAGCAATGACAGGACGTGGTGCGGATTTATTGATTATCGATGACCCGCATTCGGAGCAAGATGCGTTATCATCAAGCGCATTCGACAACGCATTTGAATGGTATTCATCAGGTCCTCGACAGCGACTTCAACCTGGGGGCGCAATCATCATCGTTATGACACGCTGGGGTATGAAGGATTTAACAGGGCAAGTCATTAAGATGCAGGCGCATGATGCACTAGCCGACCAATGGGATATCGTAGAGTTTCCTGCCATATTGCCATCTGACAAACCACTATGGCCTGAGTTCTGGAACAAAGATGACTTAGTTAAGGTAAAAGCATCTTTGCCTGTTGCGAAATGGAACGCACAGTGGCAACAGAACCCGACAGCCGAAGAGGGCGCGATTGTTAAGAAGGAGTGGTGGCAGACATGGGAGAAAGAAGAGATTCCTTCTGTTAAGTATATTATACAAGCATATGACACTGCGTTTAGTAAAAAAGAATCAGCCGACTATTCTGCGATTACCACATGGGGTGTATTTGAAAACGAAGAGACAGGAGCCGATAACGTCATACTTATGGACGCAAGACGCGGTAGATGGAACTTTCCTGAACTAAAAGAAGTTGCAGCAGAGGAGTATGAATATTGGGAACCTGACATGGTTATCATTGAGGCGAAAGCATCAGGTCAGCCATTGACAGACGAGTTACGTGCAGCAGGCATTCCAGTTATGAACTATACACCGAGCAAAGGTCGTGATAAGATAACACGTATGCACACGGTGGCACCTTTGTTTGAGGCTGGGATGGTGTGGGCACCAACTCGTAAATTTTCAGAGGAAGTCATCGAGGAGTGTCTTGCATTCCCGCATGGGGAGCATGATGATTTTGTGGACAGCATGACGATGGCTCTGATACGCTTTCGTCAAGGCGGGTTCATAGAACTTGAGGGCGAGAACGATAATGAGGATTATTATCCTAGGAAGCGGGAGTATTACTGATGTCCAGTAAAAATAAAAGGAACGGTAAAGTAAAAAGACGTGGCACGTTTAAAGGAGTCTTCTAATGGCAATACCTCCTAGACCAATTGGTAGTTTAACAGATTCAGGCATACAAGGAACACAGGGCACTACGGTAGAAGTAAACACCCCCGAGGATTTTGCAGGCGGTGCAGAAGTATTACAGTCACCCGATGGTAGTGCAATTGTTCAATCAATTCTTGAAAATGCCGAAAATATTGAAGTAGAAACCGAAGCATATGTTCACGATGCCAATCTCGCTGAGATAGTAGACGAAAGCGTATTGTCCGAGTTGTCCTCTGATTTGCGTGGCTCGTATGAAGAAGACCTAGAGTCAAGAAGCCAATGGCAAGAGGCATATACTAAGGGTCTAGATTTGCTCGGCATTAAATATTCAGAGAGAACTCAGCCGTTTGAAGGGGCATCTGGTGTAACGCATCCGTTAATTTCAGAGTCCGTTACACAATTCCAAGCGCAAGCATACAAAGAACTACTTCCTGCTGGAGGCCCTGTAAAAACACAAGTCATAGGTTCAAAAACAGCAGAGAAAGAAGCGCAAGCTACACGGGTAAAGAACTTTATGAACTATCAGGTTACCGAGGTCATGGAGGAATTTGACCCCGACACAGACCAGATGCTGTTTTATCTACCTCTTTCCGGGTCTACATTTAAGAAAGTATACTTTGATCCCACAAAAGCACGTGCCGTATCAGCGTTTGTTCCGTCTGAAGACCTTGTTGTACCGTATTCAGCTACCGATTTAGCCACAGCACCACGGGTAACACACGTTGTACGCATGGATCCAAACCAAGTTCGTAAGCTACAGGTCGCTGGGGTGTATCGAGACGTGGAGATTGCATCGGATGAAGCCTCTGATGACACGGTTCGTGATAAAATTGACGATATAGAGGGCATTAGCAAGGGTTATTCTGAAGAAATGCACACCATTTTGGAGATGCATGTCGATTTAGACCTTGAAGGATTTGAGGATATGGCGGCAAATGGCGAGCCAACAGGGGTAAAACTGCCTTACATCGTTACAATTGACGTTGGTTCAGGCGAAGTTCTAGCAATTACACGAAATTTTGCGCAAAATGACACGTTAAAACGAAAAAGACAGTATTTTGTGCATTATAAGTTCTTACCAGGGCTAGGATTCTATGGATTTGGTCTAATTCACATGATTGGCGGCCTTGGAAGAGCTGCAACAAGCATACTTAGACAGTTAATTGATGCTGGAACGCTTGCAAATCTACCTTCTGGCTTTAAAGCACGTGGAATCCGCATCCGAAATGACGATGAACCGCTTAGTCCGGGTGAATTTAGAGATATTGACGCTCCAGGCGGTGATATTCGTAATTCTATTATACCATTACCTTTTAAGGAGCCATCTGGCACATTAGCATCCTTACTTGGTTCAATAATTGAAGGTGGCAGACGTTTTGTATCCATAGCAGACCAGCAGATTGGCGATAGTAAGAGCGGAGACATGCCTGTTGGCACTACCGTTGCTCTTCTTGAGCGCGGTATGAAGGTTATGTCGGCAATACATAAACGTTTGCATTATGCACAGAAGATAGAGTTTAGATTACTTGCACGAATCTTTGCAGAGAATCTACCTCCTAACTATCCATATGAAGTAGCAGGCGCACCTTCAGAAGTTAAAGCCGTAGATTTCGATGATCGAGTAGATGTCCTCCCTGTCTCTGATCCGAATATTTTCTCTATGGCTCAGAGGGTTACTTTAGCCCAGACGCAGCTTCAATTAGCGCAAAGTAACCCTCAACTCCACAATCTGCATGAAGCATACAAGCGAATGTACCAGGCATTAGAGGTTCAAAACATTGATCAGATATTACCATCAAAGAAAGAGCCAAAGCCAACAAGTCCAAGTATTGAGAATGCAAAAGCACTACAAGGCGAGATAATAACAGCGTTTCAACAGCAAGACCATGACTCGCATATTATGGCACACGTCATGTTTATGAAAACAACGATTGTGCAAACCACGCCAAACATCTATGCAATTTTCTTAGGGCATTTACAAGACCACATCTCTATGAAAGCAAGGCTTACTGTCATGCAACAGATACAAGCCCAGCAACAACAGGCGCAACAATTAGCATTAGCTGCACAGACAGGTGCCGTTGACCCGATGGTGGCTCAACAGCAAATGCAAGCAGCTTCGATGATATCAGAAGATATGATTGAAGCAGAGGTAGCAAAGTTAGAAGCTCAGTTTACACAAGAGTTACTTCAAATGTTAGCACCACCAGCAGGACAGCAAGACCCACTTGTTAGAATTAGAGAGCAAGAACTTGCAATTAGAGCTGCTGAATCTCAACGCAGAGCAGAACAAGACCAAGCAGAGCTAGACTTGGAGAGGCAAAAGTTACAGCAAAGAGCTACCACCGATGCCGCTAGAATTGAGTTACAAGAAGAGATTGCCCAAGAAAGAGCCGATGTAAACCGTGAAAGGATACAGGCGCAAAGGAATAGGTCATGATACAGAAGAAACTTCAGAAAGGCTCTGATTACAATAAATATGATTTAGACGGAGACGGTATTGTGGACGATGATGAATTGGCTGCAGCAGAAAAACTACATGAAATAGAAGCCGCAGAGAAGCATGAGGCAGCAGAACTTCGCAAGATGACAGCACAAAGACGTATGGCTACAGCCGTGCTATGCTTTATGGCATTGTATACGTTGCTGATGTTTATGCCTTTTGTAACAGATGAAAGAGTAAAACTTCTTACAGACTTGTCAAATTTATTATATCTTACTGGAGGCGGTATTGTGGGAGCCTATATGGCTGTATCCGTATGGCCGAAAAAAGGGTAAGAAAATATGGAGAACGAAAGTTTAAGAAGCATGACATTCGTTGGCCTAGAGAGTATAAAATATATCAATCCACAGAATGCGCAGCATGTGGAAATAAAACGTCAGGCTTTTCTAAAGATAAAGGTAAAACATGGTATTGTTCAAGTTGTATAACAAAGGTATAAATAGATGGTACTACAAACATTAATAGGCCCTGTGACAGGGTTGTTGGATAAATTCATTGAAGACAAGGACCAAAAGAACGCCCTCGCGCATGAAATTGCCACCTTGGCCGAAAAGCAAGCCCACGAGGCGGCCCTCGCGCAAGTCGAAGTCAACAAGCAAGAAGCGCAGCACAGGTCAATATTTGTTGCTGGATGGCGACCTTTCACAGGATGGGTCACTGCGCTCGCGCTTGCGTACCACTTTATTGCTGTTCCCCTTATTCTTTTCGCAACAGCGGTCGCTGGTGTCGAGATTCCTGAGTTACCTGAGTTTGATATGGAAACGTTAACTACAATATTACTTGGGATGTTGGGGCTTGGTGGTTTGCGTAGCTTTGAAAAGTTTAAAGGATTAACAAAGTAATGAATTTAATTGTCAATTTACCACCAATTAAAGTTTGGGTTAGAAAAGAATATTTAACAGACCATACAGAAGGTCATGGTGAATTTGTTGAAGGTTATTGGGTGACAGCTAAATCACTTCCAGGACGTACATTTTATTTTGAAACGTATCTACCTGAATATGGTGCTATGTATGATAAAATGCCTATAAGTGCTTTTCTTAGTGAGCCAGTATTACCAGAACCAGATTTACCATTAGACGAATTGCAGTTTTGGAATTGTATGGGTAATGGTGTTACTGTTTTAGAAAAACAATTCATTGGTTCTATGTCTATAGAAATAGGAACAAAAAAATTTGGTGCTATGAAAGGTAGTTATGTTTTTACATTAGATAACTACCATCCGAATATACAAGTGGTTGATTGTAATGTTAGTGAAGTACCACAAGAACATAAATCGCATAATTGTATAGAATTAGATAATGGTCAATATGCATTATATCCAAATAATCGCATGAGGATATATGATGTATCTTTAACACCAGACGAAGTCAAAACTCCTGACTTTAAAGTGTCTACTCAATACTATCAAGTAGAGAACGATATGTATGGGTGGGGTAGACTAGGACATACAGACGAATATTTTTGGAGAACAGAAGATGAATCTAAATCAACTTAGAACAGAATTAGAAGAAGATGAAGGTTGTAAATACGAAATCTATTTGGATCATCTTGGTCTTCCCACATTTGGTATTGGGCATCTTGTACGTCTTGATGACCCAGAGTACGGACAAGATGTTGGAACAGTGGTCTCAAAGGATAGAGTCGCAGAATGCTTTACTAGCGACATCGATGTGGTGCTCAAAGACTGTGAGACAGTATTCCCCGCTTTTCAAGTATTGCCAGACGAAGTACAATTAGTTATTGCAAATATGATGTTTAATCTTGGTAGACCAAGGTTTAGCAACTTTAAAAAATTTATTACAAATATCAATATTCATAATTGGCAAGGTGCGGCTGACGAGATGGTAGATTCACGTTGGTATAATCAAGTACCGAATCGAGCTAAACGTTTGGTTGCTCGGATGAGAGCGGTTGGATCGTAATCTCATAACCCATTTTATTTAGAACAGTATTAAAATTACTTAATGTAGGTTGTCTCTGTTTAGACTCCCACGTGTATATAGTTATCAGCGCAACACCTGTTCCGTCTGATACTTCTTTTTGTGATAAGTTAGACTCTTTCCTTAGTTCTTTAAATTTATCTATTAGATCAGCCATTTTTTCCAGTCTTCTTCTAAAACTTGCGTAGCTATATTTATCTTTTTACGAAGTGCGTTGACTATCTTTTCATCAACTGTATCTTGAGCGATTAAATCGATATAATTAACAGTATTAGTTTGACCGATTCTATGCGCACGATCTTCTGATTGTAATCTTACTTCAAGATCATAGCTATTACTATAATAAATTATTGTAGATGCAGCAGTTAAAGTCAAACCATATCCACCTGTTCTTGGTTGACCTATGAAGAATCTTAAATCTTCGCTTTCTTGAAAACGTTCTACTATTGCTTGTCGTTGTTCACCATCTGTATCACCGAAGTAAGTAGCAACAGAATCTTTACCATAAATCTTTTTTAATTCGCTATATATCGCTAATATATCGTGTCTATAATTAGCCCAAATAATTACTTTATTATTTGTTTCTTCTAATATGCTTAATAGTTCTGACATCCTATTATTTTTTATCTCAATCATATTACCATCGTCAGTGTTGACAAAACCACAACTTATCTGATGTAGTCTTAGTAACTGTGTAATGACTGCGTTAGCCGTAACCATTTCCATATCTTCTAATAAAGCTACGGCTGATCTTTTCATCTGTTTATATAAATTCTTTTGTTCAGGTGTGAGTTCTATATCTCGTTTAAAATAAATCTTGTCAGGTAAATCTAAACATTCTTCTTTAGTTACTCTAAACGAATAAGGTTTAATCGAACGTGTTAGTTCATCTAAGTTTCTAAAACCAAGGATCTGATTATATTGATGACTACCCCCACTAGCTGTTCGTTTTAT